GAACATGGAGAAGCCCAGGTGCCTCCCGTTCATAGAACCTCATCTGGCATTCATCCTCGATGGCTGAACCGATGGCTTCCACCACGGTGACCAGTTGGTTGGATTTATCCCGGTAGCCAAAGACCTTGTCAAACGTCAACTTCAAAGCGATGGCAGCAGCAGCTAGGGGCTCCAGCTCAGCCATGTAGACCTTGACGGCTGCGAACTGGCCTGTAGCCCTCTTGACGCGGTCATGGCTGGTCTCCTTGATCAGGTCCACCAAAGGACCCATCAGCTGCTCGATGGAGCTGATCCCGTAGATGCTGGCGCTGGCATAGCTGCGCTGCTCTAGCTGGGTGGTGTTCTCCTGCAGCCGCTTGAGCCCCTGGCGCATGGCCTCCCTCTCCAATTCAACCTGGGCATCAATTTGGGCTGGTGTGGGCATAAGACTTGCGAGTTAGAACCGTATAAAAGATTGCTTGCTGAGTGGATACATTGCAGCAAAAGGAAAGCCAGCCCTTGTGGACTGGCCTATGCACTAGCGGGTAGAAGTCGCAAGCGTACCTGAAACTAGCGCGTCTACCAATTCCGCCACATCCGCAACTGTCACAAGCCAACCAGCGCAATCGATCTCAAGGATTTTTTGCTTGATTTGGCTGTGATTCGCAAACTGAGACTCACAGAGACTGGAGCCGTTTGCTGGCGAAATCGTAGCAGATGGGCGACCAGTAGTCGCGCCTAGACCGGGCTCAGCACCCCGATTTGACGATGGTGAAGCCAAGACTCAAATTAAGTCAATGGCTGCAGTCCTTGCCTGATCAGTACACTTGGCATACCGCAATGTGGTCTCCACACGTTTATGTCCCATGAGGTCCATGATCGTGCGAATCGCAACATTCTTCTCTGCCAACCACGTACCAAAGCTATGACGAAAGGAGTGAAACACATAGGTCTCATCCTTACCAATTAAATTCCTGGACTTCTTAAAAGCCCTCAGTAATTGGTCCTTGTCATTCCATTCATCACCAAAGATTGCGGTGTTAGCACCAACGTTCTCCATTCGGGAACAGAGAATGTCCTTGATGCGATCATGGATTGGCAGTACACGGTAGTCACCGTTTTTGGTACCAAAGCCTGGCCTCCCGCCCACGAAAATTGATCCTTGTCCAAGGTCAACATCTTGAGCCTTCAGCTTAAACAATTCACTGACACGCATCCCTGTATAGGCTGCTGTCAATGAGATGTCGGCTAGGTCTGTGCGATCAAACGTGTTGAGTGACACGTAGGCAAACTGCTCCACCTCGTCTTGGCTAAACCAAGTCAGGCGGTGCGTCCCTTCCTTACGGCGTCTAAACTTAGATGGCGTAGGAATGAGTTCATCAAAGGCACAGTGATTTAGAACAGTCGAGACAGCACTAACGACACGGTTGATCGTGCCATCACTCTTGCCCTCCTCCTCCAATTCAATGCACACCTGTGACATCAACGCTGGGGCGATCTTGGCAACTGGTAGGCTGCGCCCCCGAAGACGGGTGAAGTGCCCGCAGTTAATAGCAGCAGGCTTAGCACCTGCCCCATGGCGCCACGTGTGGCGTGTTTGGAATGTGTAGTCCACAGCCTGTCCCCAGGTTGTGACTTTGTCAATCACCATAGAGGTAGTCCTTCATTTGACGGGCCAGAGATTGACCCTTGGGTGTTAACGTGATGATGATCCGCCTGAGGTTGGTTGGGTCCTTGCTTTTAGTGACAAGGCCAAGACCAGGCTTGCCCAGACGGTGGTATTCGGAAAGCCAATCAGTCAAACGACTTGCTGAGGAAACAGAAAGGTCCAGGTCTTCCTCCATGGCCTGTTTATGGCATGGATTATGCGAGGCTATGTATAAAAAAGCACTCACCAATTGACCTGGAATCTCCCGATCCATCAACCGCAGCAACTCAAATGCTTTGAGCACCTGAGCAATCTGTCGGTCAGATAGTGTCCGCTTGAGTGGATCCACAAAACCTGTGTCTGGGTCGATCTAATTCTATCAACACCCTACCTAGGTGGATAGACAATGCAGCAGAAGAGCTGCAGAAATACCATGCTCCCTCCTGTTGCAATCCGACATACAAGGGACCAATTGAAACAAGTGTCATAAAACTTAATTACCTTGATGGGCTCTTTCCTTGGTTAGTACGGACGTACTGTAGCCCCTTTGGGCTGGTCGGCTGGGTACCTGGTGTTACAGGATCACATAAGTGTCATCATCCATCTGTTGTTCCAGCAAGAATTGAAGCTCCTCACTATGCGGATGTTGCATAATGGCTTCAATCAAACAGTGAAACTTCTCGTCAGTGAGTTGGTTAATCATGGGTAGCGAGTGTTTGTCCAATGAATTCGTTAGTGCAGATCGTGACCTCCATTTCGGGGTCTTTAGCCATCAGTTCAAGCTTCCTAAAGGCAGCTCCCTGGCTTTGATAGACATGTTCTTTGACCTTGCCGGTCTTTAAGTTCATGCACCTAAGGATGCAGTAGATGCTGGAAGGGATCTCCCATTCACCTACCTTCCACTCCATTAACTCTTGGAATGTATGTGGAATGAATGAATCGTCAGGTTCGTCCTTAAACTCTTGCCAGTTATTAGGGAAATACTTCTTAGTCATAACGAGTTACCGAAATACTTTTACCAATCAAACTCCTTAAATACGCGAATTAACGTGCCGTCCTCTAAGTCAGACAGGCCCTTAGCAGCCAGAATCGCTTGAGCACAGGTTTGTGAACGAATTACCCACGTCCTTGTTTGATTCTCAGCCGTTAAGAATTGAGCCTCAAATGTTGTTAGCATCAGGTGAGTCCTTGTGATGATTGTGAATGGGTTGGGCAATAGTGTGCATTAGCAGGCACTAAAAAGGGCTGCGTATTACCGCAACCCATGTTCTTCGACAGTCCAATACCCATCAGGGTCGTACTTGTTGTAATAAGCAGCTTTCTGCTTAGCTAGTTCCATTGATCGGTAGATACTGTGAACATAACCAAACATATCAGTTAATACATAAACACTCTGTTTAGTGATAGCGTCCTTGCATTCTTTAGCTATTTGGTGAACGTTCACAGCCTTGTAGATAGTGTTTGCGTTAAAGCTCATGTTAATAATGACACCTCGAACCTGTCCAATTAAAATTCTCCATTAGATCTTCTATCTCATCCTTGGTGAGTCCTTCGCTCTCATTCTCATGATCAACAAAGTACTCCTCAAGGTAAGCATCCAACATCTTCCAATAATAAGAATCAAGCTTCGACATACTCCCTCAGTAATGTTTTCTCAAGTGTTACAGCTGCCAGGTTTGACATACTGCGTCCCTGGATAAACCTCTGTTCCTCTAAGATAGCGAAGACACGATTAGGTACCGTAATAGTTAGCCTAACTGGTTTAACAAAGCCGAACTTTTTAGCGGGCATGATGTGAGTCCTTTTAGTTAACTTGAGTTGAACACTGATACTGATTAACTTGGCTAGCACTTGGTGAGATAAAGAATCCCAAGACAAATAAGGAAAGGCTAGCTGTGATGATGATCGTGTTGAGTTTCATGCTTCTACAGGACGTGTAAAACGTTCTTTATACTGTCCCATGTAATCAAGCAGTTCACCTAAGTTCTTGCGAACATACTCATTACGTAGAGCCGCATAATCATAGGAATCGTAGAGCTTTTTATACAATTCATCCCATTCAGTTTGGATCATTGGGTGAGTCCTTGTGGTGATTGTGAAAAAGAGGGAAGATGAATCCCTCAGAAAACCAACACAATTAAGTGATGGCAATTTGAGAGAATCAAGCAACAGTGTGCCACCCGTCTTGAAACATTGGGCGCTCACCATTAGAGTCAGTTAAGTACCAGGAATAGGCACATTGTTTGACACTGTAGCTGTGACGACCTAGGACAGAAAGGAAAGCATTTAATCTAGATTTAGTCGTCCTTGTTTGATACCCACAATGCTGCACGTTCATAGTGCCATCATCTTCATACTGGGCGATTGGGTTATTATGCAGAAGAACAAGTGCGCTCCTACCTTTATTTCCCCGATCAAGTATGCGAACTTCAGTGTTAGCGCACTTCCAATTCTTGCGCTCAATGATTGCTTGAATCATGGCACGTTCGATCTTTCGCATGTTAATAATGAACGAGTGGATAGATTGAGGGTAAGTCCCTCAGAAAGTCAAACTATGTTGAGTGCATAGGATGACTATTTGAGAGAATCAATCCCAGTAGTTGCCAAGCCTGAACTCAGATACCCAGGAATCCACAATGGATAAAGCAGCTTCATCCCTAACCGATTTAGGAAACATTTCAGACCATTTGGTAGACATGCTTCCATGTTCTAGTTTGTATTGTTTAGCAGCAGGGATCAAACAATAGCGATCCACATAATACAAAGCCTTGTCATAATCAAACACGCCTTGCCTATGTTTCTTGCTCAGTGTTTGAATCACTGGCTTTATCCATGCCTCTACGTTGGTTGCGTAGAGTTCAAGTTCCCTAGCTTCGATTGTAGACATTAGGTAACTCCTTGATTGGTGATTGTGATTTAAAGTGAGGAGAATTGACGATCATTCCCAATGCGATAGATACGCTCTGGAAACATACGCTTCAATGTCTCGCCTAAGTCAACAGCACGTTGTGCCGTTAAGTATTGACAATTGCCATAGACTTTCCAGCCAGTGGCAATACCACGCCATGTTTCGATGCGGTACACGTTGGAATGTGTGCTTCCCTCATTAGGAAGCAATAGGCAGGAAAGGGATTTGATCCCAGGCATCGTGCCTTTAGTGATCCCTGCCATTTGATTGTCTGGCTTGCTAGGCCTAGTGGATGGGTTGAGGCTAGCCATAGGGCCCTGCTGTTGCGTCCTTGCTTTTGACTCACTCAAGGCCTAAGCCCTGATGCATAGCAGCAGACACTAGGCAGAACCCTAGGCTGTGGCTTGTTTATTCAGTTATCAAGGTGCAGGCTGGGCGGTCGTTGGCTTAAAGCCTAGACCTGGAGAGCAGGCTTGGCGGGTAGCGTTCCCGCTTCCTGTCCCTCATGCAGCAATCCTACATCATCGGAGTGGATAGGTGCAGCAAACGGACTGCATGTAACAAAACCGACACAATCTAAGTTGAGTGGATAGGTAGTAGAACCGCACGATCTATACATGCAACCAATCCCGAAGGCTTCACAGATGAATTGAGAATGACTCTCAATAGCAACGGTAATTGAGAATGCTGGAGAACACGGCACCATGCAGCATCTCAGCCAGGATGGTCAGACTGTACATCTAGCGTGGCCTAATTAATACATAAGACCAACATTCAGGCCCACTAAGTACACCCTACTGGGGGTAGCGTGGGTCCATGGGAGGACGATAGGAGGCTTCAGAGATTTTTGTCATTTTTTCTCAGACAACCATCCTAGTCGTATCCTGGTGAGCCTCTGGACCAAACCCATCCTTCACCACCTCATCATGACTTACCTCAGCTGCTACTGAGTCATACTTTTCAATCATCTCATCACACCATTTCGATGCCAGCTTGACACTGTCTGTGTACCGTGCAGATCCAAAGACATCCCTTAGTCCCTTACTGGTGGTAACAAATCTACTTACATTCTTGTAATAGACTAGGATACCATTAGGACCTTCTCTGTTACGGAAATAACTAATGTAGGTATCATTAGTATTACCTTCATACTTGTACTCCATTCTTGTCCCCCTACAGTAGGATAAGTAGTAATTAGATGGTTCAGACTCCGGTCCTCACTTCGTTCGTCCCTCCGTGTTGGCCTTGGCGGTTCCATCGGGTTTCACGGGATCCAGTACTGGTTTGAACCCTGTTAGTAAGAAGGAGTGGGAAGTGTGTCTTTAAAGGATGTCCCTTCACACGCTTCGCTTAGGACATCAGTAAAGGGGAAGATTGGTCTTATTGACGCCAGTCAATGAGAGTGTCTTCCCCCCTTTTTGCCTTTTCTCCCCCTATATACGTCCCTGTTGTTCAAACCCGTTCTGCTGGAACAGGTTTCAAAGGTCACGTTAGATTAGTATTGGTCTTAGGTCCACGTGGGTACACCACGTCTTTGAGAACCTCCTCTAGCCTTCTGACGCTGGTTGAGATCAAAGCCTAAGACCATATGGTTAGCAGCCTGTTGGGGGTCATCTAGCCAGGTATCGAGGATGTCTTGCCAGTCTTCTTGCTTACGGAGTTTGACTGTCTCGTAAGCTGAGATGGAGAGGGAGTCGGTGAAATACTTAACAGCACCTGCTAGGGAGTCCAATCTGTCATCGTGTTTAACGGCACCCTTTTCTCTGCACATGCGTGACATCTGATAGAAGAGCATGTAGAGGATGCGTTCTTCGGGTGCAGCATCAGGATTGGACTTGTAGTCCCATTCGACCACCTGTCTGTCAATGATAAGGCGGTGTTGGTTCATGACAGGTTCTAGGGAGTCAATGATCCTGTCTTCCTTACGGACGTTGGCACGGACTTCTTCTACGTCAATGGCTTGTTTGGTCTGTTGGAGGTGCTTCTTGAAGAGTTCCATGACGATGCCATCACCAAAGTTAGATTCGATGATGAGTTTGGTGACGTTGTACTTCTTACAGCCACGAAGGATATCAAGAAGGGTGGTATCTGAATAGCCATCCCGATAGGCCCGAATCTCAGGGACATAGAGGAAGCCATTTTTTTGCATCATGTAGGTGGCTGCTGTCTCGTCAGTACCTCGTCCAGAGGGGTCAACAAAGCAGATGCTTTCCGTGTAGGGGGTCCATTCACCTTGGAGTTGCATTGGTGAATAGAAGTAGTCCCGTGGCAGACCAACAGTTGGCAAATCTTTAATGATATTCCTAGGGTCAGAACACCACACCACAGCATCGGGGGCTTGAGTTGGGTTAACAGAAGTAATGATGAGGTCTTCAAACTTGAGAGGAAACTTCTCAGCGTCAGACAGCGCAGTATCAAGTTGAAACTGAAGTGCAAAGTTGCTTCGACCCATGGATGCTTCCCGTTCCAATAGGTCATCACTAGAGAAACGATCTGGGTCTGTAGGGTCTCCAGCTTTAGCACCAGACTCAATGTCCTCAACAATTTCTTGTGCTAAGCGACCTTCATATTGAGCTAGTTTATCTTTACTTGGGTAGCGGCTGGGCCATACAAAGGGTCTATAATTGCGCTCCGCAAGGGTTCTATAGATGGTAAAGGTAGTTTGCGGAGTACCAAGGTACATGATACGAGAATCCTTCTTAGGAGTAAGGATGGATTCGGCTTCAGTACACAGTTGGATGAGCTTCTCACGCATCATTTCCGTCAGACTATTATTTGGAACCTCAACGTCATCTAGGATCATGAGGTCTGCCCGGCTACCAGTCAACTGACCTGATATACCTACCGACTTAACTGACGGTGCTTGGTGGGGTGAGCACTTGACATCAAAGGAGATACGAGACCATCTAGCATTGTCATCTTTTGGTTGAAGATGTTGAAGCCAAGGCGTCTCGATGATAAGCTTCTGAAGAAAGATTGACATGTTATCACTGCGTTCTTTTGAGGCAGAAATAATCATAACCTTTCGTTCAGGATCATTGAACAGTGTCCAAAGAACAAAGGCTCCAGTGATCCACGATTTGCCTACGCCACGAAATGCACTTACCATAAGCCGCTTAGGACCATGCTGTAGGTAATTAGCTATGGCGTATTGAGCACGGGTTGGCGAAGGCAGGTCGAGTTGAGACCATAAGGCTTGGAGGAAAACCTTAAAGTCAGTCTTGAGCAGTTCTAAGGTATTGTATTGCGTTAAGGAGGATTCTTTCGTCATCTTTTAGCAGGCCAATGCCTACGTTGCAATTTGAACATAAAAGTCCACGTACATTTCCAGAAACGTGGTCGTGATCTACACAAAGACGATTCTTTCTGGAATCATGTTGAGGTAGATGACAAATGGCGCAGGTTCCGCCTTGATCAATGAACATATCATTGTAATCAGACAAAGTAATACCGTATAGTCTTTTATACTGATCAGCATTTTTATAGTCTCGTTGACACTGTTTGCAATCGTTTCTGTGCTTGCCAGTATCATTACGCATGAAGTATTCATCAAGTGACTTCTCTACGCCGCAAGAGCGGCATTGTTTCATTAAAAATATACACGAGTATAGAAAGACCCCCAGAGGCCTCTTGTAGGGGCTCCTAGGGGTCAATTAGAGAACGTTAAGCTGGACGCTTCTTCTTCATTTTAAGAATGTCAGCCACTTTCTTTTGGTTATAAGCCACGTCTTGGTTAGCCGTAGGACGCGGAGTAACCACATCAGCAACAGCTTGCATACCTAAACCTTTAAGACCGCTGAAAGCTGAAGCAACAGGCATCACTTGATTACGGAGCATCTGTTGGGACTTAGCTAGGTTGGCAGCAGCCGTAGGCTTAGGACTAGGTTGAGGAGCAACAGGGCTGCGACCAGTAATCCGAGATGTTTGTGCGGAGAGTCGGTTGATCTTTGCATCAGTGCTATTACCACCAGTGGCACGGATTGTGTTGGTGGTACCCGTATAGGTAGGTTT